CAACTGATAGTAAAGGACACATCAACTGATTACGATACGAGTTGGACAACCATTAACGCTATCTTAGGCGCGTTACCTGAATACAATTCAAACGATGCCGCAATAGCCGCTGGTAAGACAGCGTATCGTGCAGGAGCAGCACACGACAGCGCAACCAAAGGAACAATCATCTATATCACATGATAGCATCAGACTACAATACCACACACAGCCCGTACTACACAGGCTATACGGTAAACGCTGAAACTATCAGCGAAGAGTTGCCTGTAGCCATCGAAGATGCCAGGGCGCAGCTTCGCATGGATGACCTGCGTCATGATGATGAGTACCTGATGCTGTTAATTCGGGCGCAATGCGATCTGATTGAAAGGTCGTATCAGGTTGCTCTTCTTAACAAGGTCGTATCTGAATGCCATAAGCAATTCCCGTATGACAGCCTTCGGCCTATGACTTTGGCCGGACTTGTTCCGGTTCAGTCGGTTTCTGCCATTCAATACTACAACAGTTCGGGAACGCTCACAACGTGGCCATCAACAGAGTACGATGTAAAGGTGACATCAGGAGGCGCAACTGTCATGCCCAAAGTGAATTACAGTTACCCTTCAGATGTGCAAATCAGGCCGGATGCTGTGACAATCACGTACACAGCTGGATATGGCACAAGTTCGATTAACATACCTGACACCGTGCGTTTAGGTATCCTTTCCCGCATTGGAAGAGCCTACACCAATCGTGAGGACAGTAAGGAAACAGAGTTCAGTATGTCAGATGTTCTGCTTCAACCGCTTAGGCGCTGGATATAATTTGAACCTATGGCAAAGCAGACACAAATAGGAGAACGTAGGCACAGAATCATGTTTGAGCAGCCTACAACGTCAAGGGGAACATCCGGACAGGAGTTGTTAACCTGGACACGATATACTGAAGTGTGGGCAAAGGTTACGTACAAGATGGGAGGCAATGCAGATGAGATGATGGCAGACAGGCCCACGACACAAACCGCTGTTACGTTTGATATTGCATATCGTGACGGACTAAACGAGAAAATGAGGATCAACTTTGAAGGCGATCTGTTTGATATAATGTACATCCAAAAGCCTGACTTCAGGCAATCGCTGTTAATTACAGCACAAAGGCACGACTGATGAAAGTAGGTCAATACGTTTACGCCAAATTAAGCGCAACAGCAGCCGTCACGGCGCTTGTTGGCACTCGTATTTATCCTGTCTTCATTCCTGAAGATGCCACTTATCCGGCGATTGTGTTCACGGTGTCAAATGCACCGACAGACAATCAGAAAGACAGGAAGAGCGACCACGACACAGCCACCGTGACCTTTACATATTGGGCTGAAGCGAAGCAGGGTTTAAACGCATACGGAGCGCTGGATAATGTAGATGTAGCAGTCAGGGATGCACTTGATTTTGTTACAGGCACAGCCGGAGGCGTAACGGTGGAGGGCTGCAAATACATTTCATCTACTGATGGCATGGACGAGGATGTACTGTTTGTTTCACGCACATCTGTTTATCAGTTCATAACTGCTAACTAACATGAGTTATCAATTAGGCGTTGAGATAAACGATGTGATACGCGGGCTGCAATTGCTGACAGCGCAAATGAAAAAGGACGTTAATAACGACCTGAAGGGACCGGCTGATCTGTTAGCTTCTGCCATCAAGGCGAGAACGCCCGTATCCTCAAAGTCGCACAGCCGATACAGGCGAGTAGGCAAAAAAGGAACAAGAGCAAGGAAAGGCAGCGGAGTAATTGTCGCTACATACAGGCCTGGCAATCTGCAAAAGTCATTCAGGAGCCTTTCAAAATTGCGTAGAATCAGATTGGGTGTAATGGTAGGGCCATTGCTCGGAGGAAAGCGAATTGACGGTTACTATGCGCACTTTGTGAATAATGGCGTTACGATGACCAACGGAAAAACAAGAGCCGGAAAACGATTTGTAGAGGCCGCAATAGCAGCAGCAGGACCAGTTGCACAAAACGCCATATTGCAAATAATCGGTTCAAAGATTGATACCGTGAATCGTGAATCAAAGAATACATCAAGCGTTTCGCGGGGAACAGCGCCCTGGTATAAGCTTTATGCCCGCGCAAAAGGCAGGGAATAAAAAGACAACACCATGAAAATACAACTTCTGAAAGATTACGAAAAGTGGGGAGCAGGTACGGTGCTTGATGTTGCACCGGGTGACGCACAGCCGCTCCTGACAAACGGAACAGCAAAGCAAGTGCCTGATGACACACGGGCGCGCAAATATCCGTTAGGAGCGCAGATTGAAAACCTGTGTGTTCCACTTGCTGAAAACATGACAATCACAGCCACACCGCAATTCATCGCGTCTATTGAGGCTGATTTGAATACAAACGACACAACGCCAAAGCAACAGGCGCGGCGCATCTTCAACAAAAACAACGATTAACAATGGCTACAGTATTAGCAAAGAACATGAAGCTCTACACAGGAGCAACGCCTGCCGCCTTAACGTGTCAGGTAGATGCCTCCATTTCAATGAGCACGAATATGTTTGAAACCACCTGCAAAGACAGCAGCGCGGTTTCAGAATTTCTGCCAGGCGCAAAGTCATGGACAGCATCCGTAACCGGAAACGTGGATTTTGCCGCCACCAATGGCGTAGAGGAGCTGTTTGACGCATGGAGCGGTCAGACATCGGTAGCGCTTGTTTTCCAAACGGGAACTGTGGGCGAAGAGAAGTACACAGGCAATGCGTACATCTCATCCCTGCAAATCCAGTCATCCGGTAACGATGAAGCGGTGACATTCTCTGCGGAGTTTCAGGGAACCGGAGCGCTTGCACAGACAACCATTTCCTAATAATCCTTTTTATCACATCAATCATCACTAAATGTCGCAAATCAAGTTAAACGGCAAAATGCACCCTGTCAAATTTGGCATGGGCGCTCTCATTCAATACGAACGCAAAACGGGGCGATCCGCAATAGAGGACTTTCAGACAATGTCCGGTGGAGCGCCCCGATTGTCGGTGGTGGCAGACCTGATATATGCGGGCATCACGTGCGGTTACAGGCAATTTCAAAAACTGCCCGACTTCACGGAGGATGACCTTGCGGACTGGCTGGACAATGAATCCATCGCTGAAATGATGCAGATGTTTCAGGAGTCATTCCCACAGACGGACGCGGGAAACGCGAACAGCCCGGCGAAGCCGACAAAGCAGAAACGGGCTTAAGAATTGATTGGCATGACCTGCTAAGACAGGCCGCTAAAATAGGCATGGATGAGGAAGAGTTCTACCTGTCAACACCTGCCTATTTCAAGTACCGACAAGAAGCGCATTTTGAGCAGTTCAAGAACGGATGGGAGCAGACGCGCTTTATTGCCTACATAGTCGCAAAGACGGTAGATTCAAAGAAGCAGATAAAAAAACCTGCTGATTTGTTACCGTTCAGTTGGGATGCCCCGATCAAGTCGCACCTTAAAACACGCTCACAAATGAGCGATAAAGAGCGTGAAGACTTTGACAAATTCGACCGTGAAGCCGATGAGATTCTGAAAAAAACCAACCCTGAACTTTACGCCCGTTACATGGAGGCTAAACTAAACAAAGATGGCATCTAAAGCAGTAGCACTAAACGTCAGGCTGGGCGTAATTTTCGATGAAAAAACTTTAGCAGCCACCGAGAAAGCGCTCCGGCGTTCTGGTGAAAAACTTTCCCGCATAGGCTCTGATTTAACGCTATCCTTGTCCGCTCCACTTGGTTTATTCGGTGGTGCTGCCATCAAGGCTGCCGGAGACTTGGAGAGTCTTACACTCGCTTTACAGTCGCAATTGGGAAGCGCGGAGAAGGCAGGCGCTGAACTTGAGAAACTTCAGAAAATTGCAGAGAATCCAGGCTTAGGCCTTGAACAGGCGGTCGGCGCTTCCATCCGACTGCAGGGCGTAGGCATTGCAGCCAATGACGCACGGGAGATCATCAAACAACTCGGTAACGCCATTGCATCCACCGGAGGCACAGCACAGGAGTTTGACAATGTAACGCGGCAATTTACGCAGATGATTTCCAAAGGGCGCGTTTTGCAGGAGGACATCAGCGTTATATCGGAATCCATGCCCAATATTGCCCAACTGATGCAAAAAGCCTTTGGCACGCAATCAGTTGAGGGCATCAGAGATATGGGTATCGGCGCAAAAGAATTTGTTGCCGGCATCACAGCAGCAGCCGCCGAACTTCCACGTGTCAAGTCGGGCATCAAGAACAACATTGAGAACGCAATGGATGCTGTGAAGATAGCGCTCGGTAAGGTCGGGCTTGCTATCAATGATGCGTTTGATATTAAGGGCGGGCTTGAGAAATTCGCAAAGTTCATCACGGACGCAGCCGCCGCGTTTGATAGTCTCAATTCAGCTACCAAAACAGCCATTGCGTACTTCGGCGCATTCCTGATAGCAATCGGGCCAATAGCCAAAGTATTAAGTTCTATCCAGTTGGTTTCTTCTTTGGTGGTGTCAGGATGGGGTAGCCTGGTTAAAGGTATGGGTGCGCTTGTGACGTGGGCCGGACAAGTCAGAACGGCATTCCTTGCGCTTAGCCTGTCAATGCAGGCATTCATCGGCATAGGTATCATTGTGGCCGTCACAGCGCTTGCAAACGAGTTCGGACTATTTAACCGCCAACTGACAGCAGCGGAAAAGTCCATGCAGATGGTGAACGACCTGACAGCGCAGGCGAAGGCAGAAACAGCCGGAGAGCGCGCACAGGTTGAATCCCTTATCAAGATACTCGGCGATGAAAACACGAAGCGAGAGGACAAGATAGAGGCGCTTAATGAATTGAAGTCAATCAATCCGGCATACTTCGGGCAATTGACAATTGAAAATGCTTCAGTAGAAAAACTGAAAGTAGCGTATGAGGGATACGCAGCAAGCATATTGAAGGCAGCATCAGCAAGAAGAGCGGAAACGGAGCTTGTGAACCTTGATGCAAAAAGAGAGCAGCAGTTAAAAGCAGTTGAGGCGGCCCAAAGATCACTTGACAGAGCAAAACAAACCGAATCCCTCGGCGGGCTTGCTGTTTCGGCTCAATTATCAACAACGGAGGAAGGTAAACTGAAGATACTCAAGGAGCAACTTGATGTTACAAATCAGCAGATTGCCGACATTACAAAGCTGGTTGACGGGTATGCAGCGGAGCGCGTAGCACTTAATGCAGCCACAAAAGCGCAAACTGAATCCGCAAATGCAGCAGCAGCGGCCAACGCAAAAAAGACACAGGCATCAGAAGCGGCCATTGCAGCGGCAAACCGACTGAAAGATGTTTACAAAGAAGTCCAGGCAGATATTCAGGCTGAAAAGGACTATCAGAATGCGCTTGGCGCGGAGGATGTTGTACAGCAGGCAGAGACAATTGAGAAAGGACTGAAGCGCCTGATTGATGCAGGATTCAGCCCCACATCGGCAGAGGTTGAAAACCTTAAGGAGCAACTGAAAGCGCTTTATGAGCAATCCAAATTAGCGCCTGCGGACTTAATAGCCACACGCGCAACGCCATCAAGTGTACAAAGTGAAAGTTCCGGATTGCTGCCAACTATATCGCAGGTTGACACAAAGCCGCTGGATGATTACTACACACGCATTTCAGAGATTACTCAAGGGCTGACAGAAGGCACGCTGAAATTTGGCGAAGCATTCACAACCACCGCTGAACTAATTTCAGAGCAGGGTACGATGATTGAAAATACCGTGCTTGGTATTGCCAATGCGATGGCTCAAAGCGCATCCGAAGGCGCAACATCCATGCGCGAACTCGCACAGGCTGCAATATCAGCCGGACTGAAAATAATACGCTCATACATTCAGCAGGGCGTTGCAAGTGCCGTATCAAAGGCGCTGACATCTGTACCGTTCCCGTTCAATATTGCAGCCGGAGCAGCGGCCGGATCGGTTGCGAGTGTGCTATTTACAAACTTGATTTCAAAGATCGGCGTTAATGGATTTGCGCGTGGTACTGCCTTTGCGCCCGGTGGTATGGCGCTTGTCGGCGAGAAAGGGCCGGAACTTGTCAATATTCCGCGTGGTTCGCAGGTCATATCCAATATGC